CAGTAGAACGACTGCCATGAGTAGTAGAAATACCGTTACTCCTAATATCGCCCCAATATCCACCAATGCCTCCACCTGAACTTGCCAACCAAATATTCTCATCATAATGAGCAGATAAACCACTGCGACTATCAGGAACATAATTAAGGAAACAACTGATAGGAAGCCCACGAGTGGTTCCCCCGTTACTAAGAATAGGAGTGCTAAACATGAACCAACGAGAGGAACTGTAGTTATAAAGTCTTTGAGCCAACTCAAAATCTGTGTCACCCTTGAATGTTGCTCCAAAGACTGATGCTCTTGCGAATGCTTCTTGTGCATGTGTTTCTCCTTCCCAAAAATATCTATCTTTGAGTGTATCTAAACTAAATTTATCAAATTCTTTTTCTTTATCATAGTTTATTTCAATTCCTAAGTAAGGCTTAGTTCCTATTTTATCTTCAACCATTATCTTGTTCCTTATTGTTTACATATAATGCTATTATAGCATAGTGAATTATTTTATACAAGTCTAAATTATTCTTACCATCTTTCTTACCAAACCTCATAGCATATTTCATAATGTTTCCAAGACAGAATCCTTCTCCATATCCTGAATCAATAATCATATCTGTTGCTTGATACTTACCATTAGCATAATGTTGGTCATAAGTTCTATCAACATAAAGCTTGAGTTGTTTTAAAGTTTCATCTTCTTTAAACTTGTATTTCACTTTTCCATTCCTCCGGTAATGTTTCTTCACTGTACCATTTAAAATTATTTTTTTCTGCCCACTCTGCGTGGGTTCTTTTTGTTCCATCTTTTCTACGTTTTGCTTGAGGCATAGGAGAATAAGGAGTCAAGAATAAAAACACTAACTCTTGATTTGGTTTTAAAGATTTTCTAATCCAAACATATTTGTTATATTCTTGGTAGTCCCAAAATCTACCTTTGGCTTCAAGTAAATATTCTTTACCTTTTATAGTTTTTACAAAATCAGGTTCATAATTGTGTTCTACTACGTAAGGTATTTTATCTGAATGATGTTTCCAAGATTGTAAAACACTGGTGTGTAATTTATGTTCCCATTTAGAATCATATCCTTTAGGAACATCTTTTTCTGTTGGTCTAACCTTTCTAGGTTTTCTGTATCCAACCATTACATAACATCCGAGTATGTAATATCATTAATATTTTTTTTAACTTTTTTAATTTTTTGTGCAAACCATCTTGGCGTATAAGCAGAAACCATAAGTTTCCTATTAGCATAAAAATGACTTTCTTCAGGTAAATAATTTTGAAAGTTATCTACGTTTACTTTCTTTTGTTCTTCTTCTACAAGCATACTTTTTAACCATTCAACCACAAATTCTTTTGAAAGTTTTCTTACTTGCTTTGCTTTTCTTTGATTCATAATTTTACTTCCTCAACTTTAGGTTCTTTAACAATCTTCGTAAGATACACAGGACCTTTAGCATAATTAAAAACTCTTAAGCCTTGTCCATCGTTAGCATCTTTATGGCATTCTATTTTATGTGGACACCATGTACATCCTCTAGCTAGTTTCATATTACCTGATGCACCCTCTGGTACAGGGTCATAACAAAATTCAGGTGGTTCATTTTTTACAATAAGTTCTTTTACGTTTTCTATTTTAGAAACAATATTAGGTTTTTCCATATCGTCAGGTATGTAAGTACAAAGCTCTCCTGTTTCTTTATTCATAACTAAGAAGCCACCTTTGTTTGTACCCTCTGCTTTTTCATAACCTGCAAGTTGTGCAAGATAACCAAAAGAATCATCTTCACTTAAGGTTCCTTCTTTAAATTTCTTATATGCATATCCTGATGCAGTTTTAACATCTACTACTTCACCATCTATCATGCAATCCATATGTCCTTTGATACCATTTACAGTTATTTCTTTTTGCATGTTTGTAAGTTTGTGTCCAGAAAGTTTAACAAAAAACAAAAGTAAAACCTCAAGTAAATGTCCATATAAAAATTTAATCTGTATGTTAGGTTCTAGTTTTTCTGTTGTTTCTGTTTGTGTATGAGCATCAAACCATAAACGTCTTTCAGGTCTACCTATATTTGACATACGTAATATTTCTTTTTCAGTTCTATCTTGAGGAGTAGACCAATGTCTTAAAGCATCAGCCATATCTTTACCAAACTCTTCATACATTTTTTCTGATATTTTTAACTTTTTACCTTCTGTTAAAGAATCTAAAATTTTGTATATGTCTGGAACTAAGTTATTTAGTTTTTTCATTTTCTGCTTCCTTGAATGCTTTGATAACATCCGATGAGAATAGTTTTTGTAAATTTACAAGAAACATTTTACTTGCTTTATGGTCTCCGCCACTTACAGTTCTAAATGTATCTAGTTTATCCACGATAGTTTTAAGTACGTCTGTTTTAAAAACTAATGTACAAAATTCATTGTCGCCTACACATAAATTATGAAACCAATAATCAGATTCAGTTGCTCTAATACCTGAAGGTTTACCATATGACTCATACTCTATACAAATATTTCCTGTGTTTTGCCACAAATCTTTTTCAGATTTGACTTCTATTTTTTTATTAGTAAACATGTCTATTATTTTTTCTTCTCTTATTGTACCATAAGTTAAGTCAATGTCAAACTTTTTTCTGTCTTCTATTTTAGGTTTCATTTTATATGCTCCACAAATTTTAATTGTCTTGTATGAGGATTAAAAGTTAGTAACTTAACTCCCATTTTTATTTGTTTTTTTGTTCTTTTATGAGAAGGTGCTAAGTTAGTACCTGTTTCCCAATCTGCTTTTCTATCTCCTCCTCTTGCATATAAAGTTTTTACATCTACTAAAGTTACTTTATCATCTTTTAAAACAATTAAATCAACAGGTCCATCACAACCACAATTTTTAAATACTTCATATCCATTATCCCATAACCAAGTAACAGCGTAATATTCAGCTAAGTCTCCTTTTCTACTAGATGATTTTTCTTTAGTGAGTTTCATACCAACTGTCTCCTATTTTGTATTCTCCTGTTAAAGGACAACGCATCTTAAAATATTCTCCTGCTTTTTCAATAGCTTGAACTCCAAGCCTACCTACAAAATCTGCTTGAGTTTCTTTTACTTGTATCTGCCATTCGTCATGAATATTCGCAACAAACTTAGCGTCTAAAGTATTTAATCTTATGTGATTATCTAGTATTACTAATCCTTTTTTCATCACGATTGCTCCTCCACCTTGTAATAAAGTGTTTAGTGCAGCGTGTTTATGTCTTAGTAATATTTTACGACCATCTAACCCTTTGAGATAGCCCTTTTCCGCAGCTCTATCAACTCGTTCCTTAAGAGTTCTAAGTGCTGGTAGACCAGTAAGAAACCGTTCTCGCAATCGCTTACCATCGTTTCTATTTCCTTTAATGATGCTTCCAATTTTTTCATCTCCTGCTCCGTAAATGAGTGCATAGATGAAAGTTTTTGCCTCATCTCTTGATTTAAGTCCAGCAAACTGTTGGTTAGCTGTATGAATGTCTCCGTTGATAATTTCATTTACATACTCCTCGTCAGCCATATAGTGTGCTAACATTCTTAGTTCTAAACCACTTGCATCTATACCTACAAGCTTATAACCTTCTGGTACTGTCCAACATGAACGACATTCTTTACCATAAGGACTATAGACTGCCGGTACTTGTGCCATGTTAGGATTTCTATGAGCCATACGACCAGTGATAGCACCAGTACTTATAACTGAACCATGTACTCTATTATCTTTTTCAAGAGCTTCTATCCATGAATGGACTTGAGCTAATCTTTTTTGATATAAAAGAAAATCTGCTATAAGCTTTGCTTCTTTTATGTGAGTAATTTTTTTAAGAGTATTTTCATCTACAATAGCTTGACCTGTTGGTGTAAATTTATTTGGCTTCCAACCAAGTTCTTGTAATCTTTGTCCTATTTGTTTTCTAGAACCTAAGTTAAACTCTTGTAAAGTTTTTCTCATGAAAGGTTTTCTTTCAAGCGTACCCTCTATTATATCATTGTACTCTTGTTCTGTCAATCCTTGTTTAGAAAGTTCACCATTTTTTTTCAGTTTAGGTGTTATCATTTTATCATCTATCCATATTGGCTGAAATGTTTCATGTACTTTATCTTCAGTTTCTTTAAGTTTAGATGATAGTTCTGCTGTCAAAAGCATAGCTTCTTTTTCATCAAATAAAAATCCATTTTGTTTTTGTTGTTCAAGAATATGTGTAACTTTATGTTCTAACTTTATACATTCTTTTGAAAAACCAATAGATTCTTTTTTCAAATAATTAAATAATTTATAATTTATTTCAACATCTCTTTCACAATATGATAACATTTCTTTTGTAAATGCTGACCATTCAGGCGAATCTTTTTTAGGTAGTCCAAGTTTATAACCCCACTTGGCTATACTATGACCACCTTCTCTTGTAGGATTAAGTAGTCTAGATAGCACAAGTGTATCTACAACTTTATCAGCATGGTACAAATCAATACCAGTAAGTTTTTTAATCACTGGTATATCATATCCTAATATGTTATGACCTATAAGCTTGTCTGCTTTCTGTAAAAACTTTATGCCATCAGTCAAAGTATCTTCGTAAAAATGATAAAACTTTCCTAGTTCATCTTGTGCTACAAGACACCATATAACTGAAGGATTTAATCCATCTGTTTCTATATCAAATACTAACTGCATATGTTTCTCCTAGAAAGGTATGACTTCTTCATCAGCAGAGTTTAACATTTCATTGTCTTCATACTCTGAAAGTCTACCTGTTTCTTTATCGTACACTAATGCACAAGCCATACCTACGTCACCTGTATATCTAGATTTAAGTATACGTAGTCTTGTGGTTCTTGATTCTAAATCATCATCTGATTGTTGATTTCTTTCAAGAGCTATAACACAATCAGAAAGCTGTGCAATACTATTAGAGCCACGAAGATGAGAAAGACTTACAGTAATACCATTCTCATGTCCTTTGTTTCCATCTATTCTTCTTAGATGCGACACAAGAATAATACCTGCTCCTGTTTCCTCTACCATGCTACGTAATCTGTGCATGATATTATCAATAGCTCGTCTTTCATCACCTTCAATCATAGAACTTACAAGCATATGTAAGTGGTCTACGATAACCCATTTACAATCACAACCAACAATCAAATATCTAAGCTTTGCAAAGATAGCGTCAATATCATTAGCTCCAAA